CGTATTGTACAAAATCTTTATTTTTGCTTTCCTCTATTATAGGAGATGTATAAGCACTTAAATTTAAAATGTGTATGTTATTCATAAATTATAAATTCGTTATCTGTAGTATGCTCTACATAAGCATCCTTGTTTATAGTATAATCTGCTATAGTTTGGTTAGTGCAAAAAGCTAAACCTGTATAAACTACATTAGAATTATTTTTAACTTTAATAGTATAGTATTTATTTTCTAAAACATCTAAAGCTACACTAGTTTGAATATAGTATTTAGAAGCAGTAAATGTGCAATTAACTTGTGTTTCTACACTAGTTTCTTCATCAATTAAAACTATAGAAGTAGCAGTAGTACCATTTACAATAAATCGTAATGCTTGTACTCCTACTTGTTCTTTTAGTATTATCATTGTTTTATTTTAAAAATTAAAAAACTACAAATTTGTTATAACTAAAAAAGGGTAGCAAAAAGCCACCCTTTAAAAGTAATATAGTTAAATATTAAGATCCAACAACAACAGTAAACCCTGCACCTACCAAAGTATCTCCGATAAAGTTAGCAGGTACTGGCTCCATTCCTGTTAGAGTTAAAGTATATCCACTTAAATCTCCCATAGCACCACCTGTTACAATAGTACCACCAGTTACATCCATACCGTGTTTTAAACCTGCATAAAAGAAGTTACCATTGTTATCTTCTACTACAACTTGTGGACGACCGTAAGCCATCAATTTAAGTTGTTTGTTATCTACAATAGATAATTTTTTAAATGTTAATTCTAATACTTGCTCATAGAATGTAGTTCCATTCTCTCTAGAGCTGTTTACATTTTGTGTAAATGTAGAAGCACCTTTTAAATCGTATTTATAAGCTGTAGGAGTACCAGCAACTGCATCTATTACATCTGTATTAGTTACATCATAAGTGTACCCTGTAGCATCACCATAATTTACGAAATAAACAGCTTTCAATCCACCTACTGAATCCTTACAAGGTTCAATTCTACCTAATGAAATATCACAAGCCATAATTTATATATTTATTTTGAGTTAATAATAAAAAAAAAGGATGGTGTTTTTTCCACCACCCTTTTAAGTTTAATTTTGCTAATTATTAGTTAGCAGAGTTTGTGATTCCGTAAGTTACGATATCTTGTACATTTCCGTATTGTACACCAGCAGTAAATCTAGCTACTACTCTTACATTTTCAGATCCGTCTAAATCAGCCATATCAATTAACTTAACAGTGTTCAAGTCGTTTAATAAACCTGTACCGAAATATAAGTTAGATTTTTCAGCAGCAATAGCAGTGTTAGCAGCCATACCATTAGCAACAAAGATTTTAACTCCATCAAAAGAAAGAGATCCGTTATTCCACCATTGAGTACCCATAGAGTTAGTACCATTAGCACCTAAACCTGAAGCACCAAATCCTCCTAATGCTCTTACATAAGCTTTAGCAATATTTTGAGATACATAGATATGTAAATCCTCTTTTCCGTAAAGTGCAGCTGGTAAAGCATCAACAATTTTACCTAATTCAGTGATAACATTTGCAGCAGTAACTGTAGTTCCAGCAACTTCTTGTGCAGTAGGTAAAGCAGCATCAGCAGCTAACAAAGTAGCGAAACCTGCAAATTCTCCTGCATTAGCGTTAACACCTCTCCAGATGTTTTGTTCTGTTTTTTCAGCAACTTTAGCAGCTACGTGAGATAAGATATAATCAGCAAATGATGGAGGTAAAGAGTCAAATGCAGAATATCCCATTTGTACTGCTTCCCAGTCAGATTTGAAATCACTTTTACAAAGTTGTAAGTTTACTTGAAACTCTTCTGGTTGTAAAATTCTTTCAGTTAAAGTTACAGTAGAAGTAGCATCAAAATCACAAGTTGCGTTTTTAACGATTGCATCAGTAGCAAGTTTTTTAATTACTTCTTTGTATTTTACATTTGGTTTTACTTCAATACCACCGTTTTCGATAGTAGAAGCTGATAATAAAGCAGCAGAAATATATTTCCCTGCAAATTCACCAGCATAAGTAGTTGTTATTGATGTAGTTGTTGCCATCAGTTTTTTAGTTTTTGGTTTATATTAATTTAATTTTTTTTTACTCCAAACAAAACCTAAATAAGTTTTGCGTTTTCCATTTAAAGCTCTCCAAAGACTTTTTCTATCTCCATTTATATAGTTATATGCTTCATACATATTATCAAATGAATTTAAAAGAACTCCTTGTTTATTATATTGTTTAATTATATAATCAGTTTTTGATTTAGATAAAGATATTTTAGTGTTATCACTCATTTCAATACCTGTATTCCAAACTTCTCTACCTTTTAATGCGTTTGATAACTTTAATTTAGTTTGTTCGGATGTGACTTTATTTGCAGTGCCTCCACCTGATAAATTATAATTATTATTATCGTTAACCCATTTTAAATTAACAATAAAAGCTTCTTCTTCTAATGCTTCATTTCTGCTATCAAAAAAAGCTAAAGGAATCATAGTAAAATTATCTCTACCATATTTCTTTATTGCTTTTTGTAAAGCTATACCAGATCCTAAATATCCATCGTTAAGATTTTTTGTAGAGTGTATTCCTACATAAGTCTTTTCGTTTAACATATTTTTTGTCTGATATGTAAAATGAAACATTTTAGTTATTATTTAATTTTTGAAATTTTACTTAACACAGTATCAAAAGTATTTTTAGTTCTTGATTGTGAGTATAAGTTTAATTTAACTTCAGAAGTAGCTTCTGGGTTGTGAGTTAAAGGTTGTGCAGATAATTCTACTCCTTCTTCTTCTTTTACTTCTATTAAAGAAGCTAATTCAGTTTTTAAAGCTTCAATTTCTGCTTTTAAAGCGTCTACATCTTCTTTTGAAAAGTGAGATTCTTTAACGATAGATTCGATAACTTTTTTAGGAGTAGCAGTTTCTGACATTTCTTGTTCAACTTCTACTTCTACTTCAGGTGCTTCAACTTCAGCTTCTGGCATTTCTGCTTCTTTAACCTCAGCGATAATACCCTCTTCAACAACGATAAGCATCATACCATCTTCTAGCTTGTACTCACCAACTGGTAAAGCGATACGATCTTCTTCGTTAACGATAAAAACAGGCATACCAGCTTCAAAAGCATCTGCTTCTAAAACCGTTCCGTTATCTAACTTCATTTGGGCAAGTTTTACTTCCATTCCCAAAATGGTTTTGATTTGATTAATTACATTTGACATATTTATATTTAATTTAGTTAAATACTTTATTTTCTTAATTTAGATAAACCTGATATTCTATTTTCTATTGATTTAATCATAGATGTAGCTTCTGATTTTTGATCAATTACTCTTTTATCCACACCACCAGTTATTCCTAAATCTTTAATTTTAAGTAATGCTTCGTCACATTTAGTTACTACTGATTTATAAAAAGGTAATGATTTTTGTAATTTCATTACTGCATTATTAATTTCAGTTTCTACATCTTGAGAAGAAAAAGCTGTTTCTAATTCTTTTGATATTTCATCAATTAAACCTAAATCAACTTTATGCTGTGCCAAATCAGTTTTAAACAATTTGCTAGTTACATTATTTAATTCGTTACGCATTGTTTTTGTTTTAAAAATTAATAATTATTTATTTGTTATATTTTTAACCTCTTGAGTTACTTATTACTCTAGCTTGGTTAGTGTTTGTTACTTGACTTACTCCTTGACTTACTAATGAACCTACACCTTGATTTAGTAGATCACCATTACAGCACTCTGATTTATAAGTTCCGTCATCACATAGACAACCTTTTCTTCCACCCTCTGGGCTTGTTTTACTTTTTGTTTTTTTCATTTTTATTGATATTTATGGTTTTGAGTTCTTTGAATAAAATAAATTACATCGTGTAATTGACCTGAATGACTAGCTAACATTTTAACGCTTATTCCGTTTGTAACTACATCATCATCTGAATAGTATTGAAAAGTTTTAGCATAAGAGTGTTCTACATTATTGCCTTTAGGAAAAGTAATAATATCTCTTACTCTATCGTAAGGTGTACCATTACCACCCTCTAAATACACTTCCATATATCCATTTGCATTACTTATTTTAGCTTTAAATGCTATTGTAACTATATAAACATCGTTTTCAAACTCAGCTTTTAGTTTATTAGTAGAATAAAAATCAGTATCCGAGTGAATATGTGAATCTAATACATTGCCTTTATTATTAGGTACAACAAAAGCAGTTGTATTAAACGAATAAGGCGAAGCAGTAGTATATTGTGTATCATCGTATCTAGCCCATCCTAAACCCATTTTATCAGATTGTGGTGGGTATACTCTTACTTGTTCATTGTTGAAACCCATAAATAAAGCTTCATCAGTAACTAACATAGCACCTTGTTCGATGTTTACACTATCTACTTCGTTTTGAGTTGCCTCTTGTATATGTACTTTGTATGCTGTGTTAGTAGTTGTAGCCATTATATGTTTCTTAAAACTTGTTTAATTTGCTCTATTAAAGTTTCTTCTTCTGTAAGTTCTTTGCTTAACTCTTTTTTAGATTCTAATTTGTCAGCAAAATATCCTTCCAAACTTAGACCTTTAACTTTTCCTGTTTTAACGTAATCATTCCAAATTTCGTCATTATCAACTTTTATAGAAGCCATCCAGGTACCAACTGGTACACTTAAGTTATATAAAGCAGTTTTATCTTTAGTTAAATCTTCTACTATCCAACTTTCAACAACTGTTAAACCCTCAATAGGTTTAGAGTGTTCTAAAGTCCAATTAGATTGATTCCCATTCTTTAAGAATAACTGTGAAGCTTTTACTACTGTATCTTTTGAAAAGTAAATGTAATATTCAGTATCTCCACTCTTTCTATA